CACCTATTTTGGAGGGGGCAGGTGGATTCAAACCACCGATAAAGGTGTTGCAGACCTTCGCCTTAATCACTTGGCTACACCCCCAAAAAAAGATGTATTAAACATCTTATTTTTAACAGTTCTCAATTCTCAAATACCCGCAGAGAATAATTTTGCTGTGTGAGAACTTAGTTAAGAAAGGAACCATTACTATACATTAATATTAATTTCAACCGACTTTACTAATTAAATAAATATAACCTTTTTATATCATTTTCCTGTAAGTATCAAATATTTTGCTGTAGAAACATGTCGATTTCCTATTAACACATTAAGTATAACATATTTAGTTTTGTTTGTCAATATTTAATTTGTAATTTTTTAACAAATTATTTAAGAATTTTTCACCATTAAAGTTACTTTCTAAGAATTGTAATAATTGAGGATTATAACCTGACATATAAATATTTCCATATTCATCTATTTCAGGTACAGTTTTATGTCTATTATTAAAATTCCACCAAACAATTTTAGTATTATATCCGTGTTCTTTCCAATATTTCATTAATTTATTTTTACTTGTACTAGAACCTTCATCAAATTCCATATCAGAAAGTATGACTAAATATTCAGGTTTTTCTTCTAATTTCTTAAATAAATTCATAACTTTCTTTAAATCGGTATTTGAACAATCACCAGTATACATAGATTTTATTTCTTCATTATAATTATTTCCTTTTAAAGTTATTAGTTTAGGATTACTAGAAAAACTAACAACTTGATTAGGACAATAAGTAGAGCATTTAGCTAAATAATGAGCAATAGCATTTGCTTTACCAGCAGCATCATTTTCTCCCCAATACATAGAACCACTTGTATCTAATATAGGTATACAATTAATACTAATTTTAGGTATTTGTTCAAAGAACAAATCAGCGTCTATTGTATTTCTATTTTTATAAATATCATACACATTTGTTACTTTAGTATTTAATTTCTTTTTACCTTTTTTAACACTTTCTAAATATTCAGCAAATCTATCTTTTAAATCTTCTCTTGTTGAGAAAACATTATAATACTTAATCATAGCTAAACTAGGAACTTGTTCAAAGTTTATAGTATCTACTAAAGGGTGTATTATATTTTTTGATTTAAACAATGTATCAAGAGGTGTGTTATCACTTTCTTCAAAATAAGAAAGTTTATATTCAGTTGTTGATTCACATTTAATCATTTTACGATATTCTTTTTCACTTATCTTTAAATATCTACATAATGCTTTTGCTAATAATTTATCTTTATTCTTTAATCTAGGCATCCATTTTTTAGCAAGTTCATTACCATTTTTAACTTCGTTTATTAAATAACTAATATTTTCATCGGTAGCATTAGCTAGTAAGTCATCAAACCTACCAGCTAAAACTATTTTTTCAGGAGATAAATTTGTATCAGCCATTAATACACGTCCTAAATCCCTTTTACCTATACCAAATCTAGGATCACGTATAAACATGGAAAACAATTTATCATATTCATTATCATTTAGTCTAGGAGTTTCATCAAGATGTTTTGTAAAATATTCAGTTTGGAATAATATATCAAGATACTTATTTCCAGTTGTAGTAAATGATATATCACCATTTTCAGTACGTTTTACTCTTTTAATTGCTTGTACTATATTCATATTTATTCTCCTAATCTAAATCTTCATCATCTATTATTTCATTTCTTCCGTAAAGTAATTCTCCAACTTTTTCAGAAGTCATGTTATTATCATTAACTTTTTCTAATATTTTCTTAACATTAGCATAAGTTTTTCCATTATATTCACTATGAGCAATCTCACAACGTAGTTTAATTCCTACTAATTCATTAACATTATTTGTATCAAAATCAGCACCATCTTCAAGTCCTAATGCAATATTTAACATTATACCCATTGCCCATACACTTGTATCATTATTAAAATTATAAGTATTTTGTAAATTAGCACCATCTTCAACGTCTTTCATAATTAGTACTAATTTGTTTGGAGCACCACTAGGTGTAGCTTTAGCTTCAACAATTTCTAAAACTCTTTCTCCTTCTTTTACGGTTTTAAAACCACCTTTTAAATTAATCTTAATCTTTGTCATATTTCTATTCCTCTTCTTTCTTTTTATTTTTAGTTAATGTATAACTTTCAGTTTCTTCACAATATGTTTTATATATTTCGGGTTGTTTTTCAGCAAATAATTTTTCATTAAATTTATCTGCTACTTTTTTAGTTAATTTATAAGCACCACACTTTGTAGCACCTAAATTTATCATTTCATTTTTTATACTTGTTTCTAATAATTTTAATCTTTTTTCTAATGCATTTAGTCCACTTGTTTCTTTTAATTCATCTATTTTAATAGCTAATTCAATAGCCTCTTCACATACTTCAAAGATACTATTGTCTTTAGTTTTATCAGTTTCTCTTATTAAATCAAGATATTCTTTATCTTTTTCTTCATCAAATGTAGGAGATTCTCCTGTTGTAACATATTTTTCCCACCATTCTCTTGCTTTTTGCATGCAACCTTCAATGTTATAATATTCTCCATCTATTTCAAATATTAAATCTTTTAGTTTTTTAACAACTAATGTAGTGTTTTTATCACTAACTATAACATCTTCAGGTCTACCATAATCTATATCATCTAAGAATGTACAAGCAAACAATACACGGTCTAATCCTTTTATATAAGAATATAATGCTCCTTGTAATAAATATTCAACCGGTACATTACCATTTCTCCATTGTTCAGGATGTGAACTTGTTTTACATTCACAAATCATTACGATTGTTTTCTTATCATTTTTTGTAGAAACAGCATCAATAACTCCACCGAAAATATCACTATCATCTTTGAAATTATTAAATTCATATAATTTGAATGATGTACCATAATAATCTTTAATACTCATTACATTAGGAAATTGTTTTCCAACATATTCTATAATTTTAGGTTCTAATACTCTTCCAGCATTTAGATATTTATTATCTTCTATTTCAGGTCGAGCTAATTTAGTAATCTCACACCATGCTTGAAAAGGTGTGGAATATTTATTTAAACCTAAAATAGTTGAAAGTCTATGACCGCTTATTTTAAGAGTTTGTTTAGGAGGCTCAATAATAATATTGTTATCTCCGTATTTCCATTTCTTAGCCATTATTTTCTCCTTTTAATTTTTCAATAGCATTTTCAAATGATAAAGTTTTACTTAATACTTCCGTGTCAGTTATAGTACCATTAATTATAGCATCCATTGTTTTAGAACCTTTTGTATCATCCCCTGATAAAGTTCTATATTCTTCAATTAATAAGGTTAATTTTTTAATATCTTCTTCATCAGGTTCTTGATTTGAAGTTGTAACTTCTCTTTTTATTTCTTCTTTCTTTTCAGGATTTATAAACACTCTAGGTTTAGTTTCAACTTTTCCTCTATTAGGAATATTAACACCGTCTAATGATACATTGTTATCACCATCACCGAATTTTACTTCTTCTCCATTAAATACTTTTGGTGTGAAATTTTTATCAAACCAATTTCTAAATGCAAATGTAGAAGCACCATTAACAGCTTTATCTACTGAATCACTACCTTGTGATATTTCACGATAATTTTTATATAAACCTGTTTCAATATCAGTTAACGTAAATACACAAGTTACCGTTGCTATATTTTGTGGTGAGCCAGTAGCTGGTTTAAATGCTCCTAAATCAAATCTATCTACATTTATTATTTCAAATGAGAAATCTAATCCTACACTTAATGCAACATCTTGAACAGCTTGATAATATTGTTCAATACTAACATATTCACCACCACCTAAATTACTAGGTAATTCTTTATCTAAAATAAAATTTCTTTCTCTTATTGCTTTTCTAAAGTCATTTATTTTTTTAAATAAATTTCCTACTTCATTTCTAGTTTCATTTTTTTCAGGCATCACATTTTCTTCCTTTTCTTTCATTTCTTTAATTAATTCAATTAATTCGTCTTTCTTTAATTTATCTAATTTTTCTTCCATATACACTTTCCTTTCTCCTATAAAATCGCTTATTTTTTGCTTAGCATATTTAATATACCATAATTTATTTATTTTTTCAATAGTTATTTTATCATTTTTATTATCAACAATTGGATTAACAGGACAACTTGCTAAACTATCTTTCCTTCCATCAGGTTTAATTTTATATATTTTACCTGTAGGTTCATACCCAGCATATATTCTATTATTCCTTTGTAATTCCGTTTGATTTCCTTGTTTATCTTCTAGTACTATTTTTTCATAAGTACTTCCCAAATGGTTAATAACTTGGAATTTAATCGGTTCTTGACAATTATTAATAGTTGTCTCAACAGGTATTCCGAATAATAAATATTTTAATATTGCCTCTGCACAAATAGCTAATGAATTAGCTTTGAAATTAGGTTTATATTTTGTTATTATTTTATTATTTTCATCAATACTAATGTCAGGACAACCGGCAAAGCAAGCACCTTTGTAATTAACAACCTTACCTTTTGACGTTTGTACTATTTCACAATAATTATTAATGTCTCTCATTATTATTTTTAATATTTTATCTTCTTCTAATTCTAATCTATACCTTTTTTGCCATTTATTTAATACTTCTTTAGCTTCATCAACATATTCTTCATCTATTTCAAACATTACGGCATCGGTATTCGATTCTACTAAATTTAATGTTGGTACTTTCTTTAAATCATGTATAAGTATCAATAAAGCACATTGACCTGTTATACAAACCGACCTACATTGTCTTATATCATATAAATCGTTAAATTTAGCACCTAATGCTCCATAATAAGTATTAAGAGGAAGCTTTAAAGCATTTGCTAGCTTTTTATCTTCCTCATGTTTTGCTTTAATTCTAAGAGCTTTTAATTCGATATATTTGTTAGCGTCAGGTTGATTTCGACTAGAATATCCATATTCACAAATTAATGTAGGATAAAGACTTGAAACATCATAGTTTAATAACAACCTACCCATAACCCTCACCTACTTTTCTTTATATTTTTTCTTGTTTTCTTCTATTAATTTATCTAATTTGGTTTGAGCACCATAAATTAAACATATGAATATAGCAACTATATTTAAGAATAACAATAGTGTTACTGAATCATTCATGATAATCCTCCATTCTAAAATCTTCATTAGTATAAATATAATTATTTATAGCTAAATGAATGCCTCCGGCTCCGATGTTTCCTTTGGTTTCATCGATTTCAAGTTGTAATTTCTCATCATCAATGTCTCTTTTTCCTTCGATAAATTCATCGAAATATTGTTTAGCTCTTATATCAATTTTTTCTAATTCGAAATTATCAGGATATTTATAATCATTTTTATCATTACGTTCAACTCTTTTAGCATTTAGAAATCTAGCTGTTAAATTAGCATTTGTTAAACCTAAACCGATAACAGGATCAATATTACCCATTTGACATATAATCCATTTTGCCTCAAAATAATCGTGTCTTGTCTCAAATAATATCATAGTTGCATCTACATCATGTTCACAATAATATAATACTTCTTCATATTGTTCTTTAGTCCATTTAGTTGGTAAATCAAATGGTATAGTTGTTTCAGTAATATCTAAACCTAAATTACCTTCTATTTCTTTTAATGATTTCATAGGAACAATATCTTGCATTGTATCCCATACAGGGAACGATTCAACATATTCTCCGTAATCTAGTTCCCAACCTTGTATTCCACTAACTATTTTATCATTAACTTCTTTAACTTCTTCAACACTAAACCCTGCTAGTATTGCTTTTAATATATATTGGTCATAACCTTTAAAGTTATGTCCTACAAATATAACATTATTTCTAATCATAAATGAATATATTTCATCTCTTGGTGAATTGTGAAATATTCTTTCTTCTTTTGTTACATAATTTTTACAAACTAATAACCAGTCATGAGCAAATACTTCAAAATCTGATACCCATATTCTATTATATATATCCTCAAATTCCATTATTTATCTCCATTTTTCTTCTTTTTATTAGGATTAATATATGTTCTACCTTTAATTAAAGGTTGAGATTTATCTATACTAACCCAAAATACTTTTCCTCTATTTTTATACTTTTCAGCATATTCTTTTTGCTTTTCTTTATAATTCTCCATATTCTTTCTTCACTTTCTTATCAAATTTCAATTCTTCGCTTTGTAATCTGATAGCCTCAATTAATCTGTAATCACATGTAAATGCATCAGAACCATAATTCGTACCTTGATATAATATAATTCTACCTGTACGTTTACAAAATGTTATATCATCATGAATTATGGATATAGTAGGATATGGTTTATACCATACCAAAATATCTTCTTTTTGGTATTTTCTATATCCTAATTTTCCAAAAGCTATTTCAGCCTCTCCCATTTTACCACCAACCTTTTTTCTTATATATGGCTCTTCTTTTACTTAAGAATTTATTTAACATACTAACATCATCAATAAAATCATAAACATTAGCAATTATTTTACCTTCATAAGGTCTTTGTACTCTACCTATACATTGTATTACAATAGCTTCATCTTTGATAGGTGTTGCAAATATTACGTTTTCTAATATTTTACAATCTAAACCTTCTTTTGCTAATTTATAGCTTGCTAATAATACTTTGTACTTACCATTTTTAACATCTTCCAATGCCTGTTCTCTTATTGATTTTTTTGTTGTACCATCTATTTGTACTGAATTATCAATATGCTTGTTTAAATACTTAAGCTGGTCTATTCTATCAGATAATATAATTATACTACCTTTTATTGTTTTACACAAGTCTATTATAATTCGATTTCTTTCCACGTCTATTGCTATATCACTTAATAGTTTTGAAAAAGATATAGTCATACCATTAGCCTCAAACACATCTCTATAACTATTTTCTTTTTCATTAAATAAATTATAATCAGTATTTATCATATTTATTTTAA